ATTTCCCAACAATGCCGAAAAAGCAATCAAACAATAAGACAGTGAGGAAGACTGTCATCACCAAAACCCAACGCACCCGTAAGAGTAATAAGAAGGGCAAAAGAAAGGGCGGCAAAAAGACCGGCCTGGGCAAGTGCACTTACGAATACGCTCGAGCATTGGCGAACCCATTTGAGTATAGCTCATGCATACCCGACGGTTCGACTGGTACAGGTGTGTTTTCCGTCAAGCAATGCTGGACTCTCGGTACGGGAGCAGGCGGTAGTTGCTGTGGCATCATGACCAATTTGGATCCTGGTGCTCTAGCCATGGTAGATACCTTGTCTACGCAAGCAACGCCTGCAGTTCCTGGGTCAAACTGGGTCCAAGCGACGGGTGTGACCTCGATCTCAAACTTCTTTGCCCGGTATAGGCCGGTGTCGATGGGCATTCGTGCTATCTTCACTGGTAATACTAACAATGACCAAGGAGTGATCGTGGCAGGTCAGGTATCCGGAGGAATTGCACCGAGCGCTTTTGCCTCGATGTCGTCTGCAAATGCTGCATCCCTTATGCAGAATTATCAGATTTACCCCTTACGGAGCGGTTGTCAAGTAACATGGCGTCCCGAGGACACCATGGACACCGCAGAATTCCTTGACCTCTCCACTTCAAACAAGGCGCTATCAGCTAGGGTAACTCTGCCCTACTTGGCGCTCTATGTTTATGGAGCCACTACGTCCGTAGCTAGCGTTCTGACAGTGGAAGTGTGCTGGAACTTTGAAGGCCAGTACTCTAACACTACATGGATGCCTGGTGGTCTTAGCAATAAGGCCATCGCACCAGCAGAGATGGGATGGTACGAGCGTGCCAGGGACTTTATATCAAGTGTCGATCAGGTCATTCCACTGATGGCCGGTTCAAATTTGGGTAGAGCAGCAGGCAATGCGGCGATAGGCTACCTCGGGTCGCTTGCCAACGGGATGGCATCTCCAAGGGGGTTCAATAGTAACCTTCCTCGCTTAACTTATTGAGAGAGACTCCAATGTCTATAATATTGAAGAGGGAAATCCAGGAGTCCCTAACATGCTTCTGGATGGGGGTGTTACGCACCCTCAATAAAATAACGCGTAGACACCAGGATGGTTGTAATGACCGTCTCTGCTGGACCTGCGAACTAATTGTGGGACAGCAGATAAGATGGGGGCACTCTATTGGTGGGAGCCTCAAAGACCACGCCGATACCACACTGTGGTGGATGGCACAACTGAGCCTTAG